TACGCCGTTTGCAGGCATTTTTGTTGTAAACGTGTTGTAAACGGTTTTATTATATTTTATTAAATTTTGTAAGATGATACAATATTTTCGCCCCACCTCTTCGGAGATGGGGCTGTGTCTCTAGACGTCTATTTTTAAAATAATTTACCCTCTTTATCCGTATACATCAAATGTCCGTCTTCTTCCGATAAATAATACCATGTGCTTCCAAATGTAATGCGTCCTTTAAGCATTTTCCCTGTACTTGCATCAAACCAGTATCTCTTACCATCAATGTCTGCCCACTTTGTTCGCATGATTCCATCATTTCCAAAGTAATATTTGTCACCTTTGATTGTCTTCCACCCTGTAGCCATATCTCCATTGCTGCTCATGTAATATCTTGTACTTCCAAATGACAGCCAGCCAGCGTGCAGATGCCAATCTGGTCCAATAAAGTATACTTTCTTTCTTCCATCTACATTTTCTTGCCAGCCCATCAGCAAATATTCATCACTTCCAACAAAATAATATTTACCATTTATATTATACCAGCCGCTTTTACAATAGCACTTTTGTTGATTATCATATGCTTTTGTTCTCACACGACCTTTATTATCTTTTCCAAAAGTGTGTAACATATATCTTTCTGTACTCATATTTTTGTTTAAAATACCTCTCACAATTGCCTTTGCACATCTCTTCGCATCCCACACTTTTGCGTCGTCTGCATCATCAACAAAGCAGCACTCAATCAAAAGTGCCCTTGACTTTGTATTCGCAAGCACATAAAGACTTTTACTGTATTTTGTTCCGCGATTATGGATGCCTAATTCTGCTGCAATCGATTCACAGATTCTATCCGAGATCTCTTTTGTTGCTGTGTCATAGTTATATGTTTCCACTCCGCCTGTTTTTCCGTCTCCAGTACCGTCTTTTCTGCCAGAGTTTAAATGGATACTCACATCCAAATCTACGCTGTGTTGGTTGCATTTCGCTACAACTTTGCTTAAGCACCCACTTGCGGTGGTATTTTCGTCGCAGGTGCAGTCGTAGACTGTATTTCCCTCTGCTCTTAACAGACGGATAACTTCGTTTTTTACGATTCTATCTTCCACAGATTCCTGTAAAATGCCAACTGCTCCGGATGCCCCCTGTCCTTGTGGACAGTGTCCAGCATGTACGTTATATGTTCCCATAATAAAATCTCCTTTCCATACTTTTCCACAATAAAAGAGAGCCCATCTCTAAGCTCTCTAAAAATAGTTGAAACTTTATTCCGTTTGCTCTATAATATAGTTACAAAAAACAACCGCCACAAAGTGGTTGACCTTAATAAGCTAACATAGAAAATGCCACCCTATACCGGTCAAAGTAATGAGGGTGGTTTTTCTATGGTTTAAATCATTAGTGACAAATCAAGCAAATGAATGTCAGCAGTGATAAAATGAACATTCCAAAGGCCATAAGGTCTTTAAAATCAAATTGATTTTTATTATTGTCCATCAGCACCACCCCCATTCTATGTAGAATAGAGGTCATCCACCCTGTAACACGGTTGTTCTATTGATTATATTATCATATCCTTTTTAATGTATCAATCCAAAGCTGACCATCTTTCTTATTTGGGTTCTGTATATGTAAGTGCTTGTGTGCTGTCTTTCACCCCTCTTGTTGTATGGTCAGTTACAACACCTAAGATTACAAGCACTGTAAATACTGCATTTACAACCACAATCAACCTATTCCCAAGTTCGTTTAAATCTAATGTGTACCCAAATACTGCTGCTACTGCTTGTACTAATAGCAGTACCGCCGGAATAATTGCAAGCCAAAACTGCTTGTTTTTTAATCGTACTTCCCAGTTAATCTTTCTTGTCATTTTTCATTTCCTCCTAAAAAATCATTGAAATTAAATAGCCAGCTAACGCCGAGATAATTGTCGTAATTACCAATTCCCAACGCTGTGCCGGCTTTCTTTTTAATTCTGCTACGTCTTCATTCAATCTTTCGATTGCTTTGTTTGTGTGATGCATCTCTTTCGTAAGACCAACCATCTCATTTGCGAGTTGGTGTACCGAATCCACAATCTTTTCCACATCACTCATTCGATGTTTTAAAGACCCGATTTCATTCCTATGATCCGCAAGAGTTACTTCTACTTCTGTGTCATTCATATTTCCCCTCCAAATATTTATTGCAAAATAAAAAGACCATTACGGTCCTGCTCTGATCTCCATATTGGGCATCCCCTTCTTTCTAATCATTGTAAATAGCGTACAAATTCCCATCTCGAATTTCGAAAGTAGGCGTTTCTCCTTTATCCCCTTTTGGACCTTGTAATCCGGTATCTCCTTTTGGTCCTTGAACTCCTTGTGGTCCCTGCGGACCTGATGGTCCGGTCATGCCTTTCGCACCGGAGAGATCTGTAATATATGTATAAGAGGTGCTTCCCTTTACATATAATTTTGCATTATCTTCATCCTCCACATTTCCGGTATCAATCAATACAAACTGTCCTTCCTTTATGCCATCAGTTGCAAATCCATCATTCATAGTTTTGATAGAAGCAAATGTCTTTGAAATAGCAAACGGATCCCCCTTATCTCCTTTTGGTCCTTGTAATCCGGTATCTCCTTTTGGTCCCTGAACTCCTTGGATTCCTTGCGGACCTTTAGGACCTGTAGGACCAGTTTCTCCCTGCTTTCCCTGCGGACCTGCTGGTCCAACAATACTCCCTAAATCAACTTCTCTCGCCATTCTCTTACCTCCTAATTTTTATATTTAACAATTAAGTGCCCATTTCTAATTTCAAATTCCGGTGTTTCTCCATCTGCCCCTTTTATATCACTCAATAAAACTAAATCTTTCCAATGATTGCTATCTGTATACCGCCACTGAATTGCTAAGCCGTTATTTCTTAATTCAATCTCTCTCCCCAAAACCCCAGCAGGCGGAATTCGAATCTTTCTTCCAATTGGATTATCTTCTGAAAATAATTGCAAAATATCATTTTCTAATTTCATATCATCTGCTTTACCATTTATTTTCAAAAGTATCTGTTCCCACATATTCAATTCTGGTGGAATTTCTGTTTCTCCGCCATAAATAGTTTCACTATTTCGGATACTTACAGTTGAAGATGTGATTCTGTAATTTTCTTTTACACCGTGTACTGCAATTTCAACAAATCCCGGTTCCTCAAGTACACTATTGGGAATCAGGCAAGTATCATCTTTCAGCATTACACTATTGCTTTTTTTTGCAATTTTATTTTCAAAAACAGCAGTCTTGATTGTTCCATCCCAATCAGAAGTCCGAAAATCAAAACTGCATTGTATATAATTCATTGATAACTGAACAATACACTCTTCTGTTTCTTTCTCTAAAACTTGACCTGTTACAAATAATTTGATTTTCTTCATACCTCTTCCCTTCTGATTCATTTTTCAGAATTAAATATTAAAGGATTTGTAATTGCTCTTATTCCTTATTTAGTTGTGCTTCTACGTTCTCTTTCCATCTTGTTGGTACATCCTCAATCGTGATCGTTCCATCTTTTATTTTCATAATGTAAAACAACACCATTATGCTTCACCTCCTATCATCCCTGCCATCTCCATAATTGCTCCATCCTGTACGCTTTGTCCTTTCTCAAGGGCATCTAGTCTCTTTTCTTCCTCTGTTTTTTCACGGATTGCGAATGTTGCCTCCACTTTTTCATTCACAACATTAACCTGAAATAATGGATATTCTAATCGCATATCGGTGTAAGAACCGGTTACCTCATCTTCATGCTTAAATTCAACAGTATCCAGGTTTCCTGCCTTCATAAGAGCAGATGCAATCTGGTCTAAATCTTTAAATTGCTCTACGACAGCCGTAATAGCATTAAGGCTTGCTCCTTCTTTAATTGTAATCTCTGTTTTGTCTTTTAAAATAATCTTTTCCATACTGTTTTAGTCTCCTTTTCCTTTTATTTCTACTTCCACTTACCTGCTACATATACATCAATGTATGTAGTCTTTTGCTCATCTGATCCAAGTTGAACAATATATCCATCAATAGCCTGTTTACTCACACTTACGGATGGGCGCGCCGCCCAAACTATACCGTTATTCATCGCACTTGTTTGGATATTCAACACTTCTGTTGCTGTTATTCCAAATGCTAAATTCGTATATCTTGCGTGATATAATCCTGTTGTTCCAATCTGAATGAATGAAAAGTCTTGATTATTAATAGCTACCTTCCCAAATGATTCAAAAAAACCATTTTCATATTTCTTTATGTATCCATTTGTAAATTTAAGCATTTCAAAATTTGTTTTGCTCTTTAGCTCACTAATTTTCCCATCCAACGCCTTCCCCTGCCTTGCATCTAGTGCACACCCAGCAACTGTAGTCACAAGATTATTCACCACATCCGCCTTATTTAATTTTGCTTCATCAAGTGCCTTTCCTTGCCTTGCATCAAGGACTTTGCCTGCCAATGTCGCTGTAAGAGCGTTTACTATTTCCGGCTTATTAGACAAATCTGTATAACTTCCAGTAAATGCAACTGTCTTTAAGTCTGTAAAAAATTTCTTAATTTTCCCAAATAATGTCGCACAACTCTCTCCGGTCTTAATATTTTCTCTCTTTGTTGCCTCGGTAAAATCAATCGTGGAACCTGCATTAACAACTCCTTGCGGACCTTGTGGACCTTTCGGACCGGTTGCCCCTTGCGGACCTTTCAGATTCCCTGTATATACCCATTTTGCAACACTCGCAGCTCCTCCTGTTGTACATCTATATGTATTTCCTGTACTCGTGTTCAAATAATTGTCATTTACTAATGCATCCGTTATACCTGAACCCGAAAATACCGTTTCTGTAGTCGAAGTCCCTGTAATGGTTGTTCCCTGTGTCCAACGGCTTCCTCGCGAACCAGTTGCTCCTTTAGGACCTGTAGGACCAGTTGCTCCTTGTGGTCCCTGCTTTCCCTGTGGTCCGGTTGCTCCTGTGTCTCCCTTCGGACCTTTTACATTTCCAATTAAAACTTTTGGCACGTTTTATCCCTCCTTATTCTAAGCAGAAGTAACATAATACATATTTCCATCTCCGTCTATCCCAAACTCCGGTGCATCTGTCCCTTCTTGATAATAAACATACAAATCTCCATTTTGTTCACAGGCAAGAGAAATAAAACCACTTACAGGAGTTGTCACACCACTCTCACCCTTGTCTCCCTTATCTCCCTTATCTCCCTTCTCCCCTTGGATTCCTTGTGGTCCTTGTGGTCCTGTCTTTCCAGTTGCTCCTTGTGGTCCTTCCGGTCCTACTGGTCCGGTATCGCCTTTCGCTCCAGTATCTCCTTTTTCTCCCTTTGCTCCGTCTGTGCCCGGTATTCCCTGTGGTCCTTGTGGTCCATTAAAATCTCCATTTTCTAATTTTCCCTCAATGTAAGCGGTAATCTTTTTTGCTGCCTCTGTAGCAGCCCTTATCTCTTCCGTAAATTCTTTTTCGATTTCATCTGTTATATCTTCTATGTTTTCCTGCATATCTTCGAATGTTGCCATGCGCTTCGTATCTCCTGCATGGAAGCATATATATACAGATTTTCCATCTTTACAAAATGGATCATCCTGAAGAACGATAGCATATTCCCCAGGAAGAAGTTTTGTTTTATCTAATTTCTCATAAGGACCTCTCCTGTTTTGTATTGCCATTCTTTCTTTCCTCCGTTATCCTGGTATCCATCTGACAAACGATACTCCCTTGCTTTGTTCCGGATATCGTAAGACATATGTCCAAGGAAAATTGTAGTACCCATGTACCCATATTTCTTTTCCTGTCTGATCTCCGCTTGCACCACCTGTAATTCCGCCAAATTCATTTTGGCTTGCTTCGACAAGTTGTCCATTTCCAATATGCATTGCTGTATGATTTCCTGGCTTCAGCAAAATGTCTCCTCGCTGCATTCCGCTTCCATTTGAACGATTCACCTGACTTGTCACGTCTATGAATCCTGCTTTTGTAAATACACTGTACATAGATCCTGTTGCCGGTGTATATCCCGGTCTAGTATTTAATCCCGCATTATGATATGCCCACGACAACAAAGAAGAGCAGTCGTAGTTAGGTCCATCTCGACTGCCCTGATCATATCCGTGACTATTGTCATTTGCAATTCCAATAGCCCAATTTACTGCTGTTTCTATTACTGACATTCATCTCTCCCTCTCTAAAAAGTACTGCCTGATGCTGTTCTCCCTCCAACAAGGATTCCACTTTTGAACTGCAGATAACTTCCATCACTGAATTCTGCTGTTCCTGTTTTTCCCCCGCTGATAGAAATATTATCAGCACTTAACGACAAAAATTCTCCGCCACCGATTGAACAAGAACCTTTGCCATCGCCATTAACCAACATAATATTCCCATTCTCCGAAAGAGTTAATCTAGGTTGGTTACTGCCTCCTAACACATCTATCGTAATTCCACCATTGATGTACGAAATTGCACCCGTTACTTTTCCCGCTTTGTTTTTGATATATATATAACCGTTTTCTACAATAACAGAGCTTCCATCCGATGTGTTTTTACTCTCAAATCTTCCGCTTGCACTAAACCCTTTACTATCCCATCTGCCAATTTCATTTCCCGACGCATCCTGAATGGTCATCTTCCCATTCTGATTATTATATCCGCCGAGAGTAAGTGTTCCAGCATGGATCCAATCACAATTAATCCCAATTGCAGAAAGCACATTTACAACTGCATTTCCAGAAGAATCCATTCCGGCATTCCAAGTTTTTCCACCATCCGTAGACACGGCAAATGCATTAGCTGTCATTTTCCATATAGTCATAGATTCCTCTAATGTTGGCTTGTCATGCATGTAATAAATGATCGAACCGTCCTCTAATTCCTCTGCGGTTTTGTAAACACCAAAAGACTGCGTGATAAGATTTGTAAGCGCCTGCACCGCCAAATCATACTCTGAGATTTGAGCCTGTGCATTCTTACGAGCTTCTATAATCGCCTGTGTCATTTCTGAATACTGTTTCGCGCTATTTTTAGACGGTGTTTCTGCATCGCAAGACACACTCATAAAACCGCCCAAATTAAAAGTGAGATTCGTAATAAAACAATGGTATGTATTCTGTTTACGATCAGTCACATATGCTAAGTCTCCCGCCTCAATCGTTGGGTCTGAGAGTGCCTGCGTAGACATTGGACGGAATCTTAATCCTATCAGTTTACTTCCCAAATACGATGCAATCTTTTCAGCATCGCCCTTTTGGATAAATTTGTTCCCAGAAATTGAAAGTACATAACCTTCTGTCCCATTTAGAACCGTATTCTTTTTTTCTTTTTCTGTTTCCGCAAATTCTTCTGTTACGCTTACTCCGGTTATTACTACATCATCCGTACACACATTAAATCCATTCAACGAGTATAAATGATGATAATAATCCAAATCATCAAATGTACCGCCGTCTACATCGGCACCACTTGAATAGTCATCAAAGTTCCCACCATCCGCTCGATCTCCTGACGCATACTGTGGGGTTCCATCATCAAATATACCGCCGTCAAGATTATCATTCTTTTCAAAAATCGTTTGTTCAAACCATCTAATTTCCAACCTTCCATAAGTATCACATCTTGCAAATCCACAAGATAGTTGTGCAGCATAAGCAAGTACCTGTCTGCAGGTCAACGCCTCATCTTCCGGTCGTTCCCTTATCTCAAGGTTATAATTGCTAAATGCTGGCGTATTCAATTGAATTCCACAGTGATTGCAAATATCTCTTACAATTTCTCCAAGTGTTGCCGGATATGATGTCTTCACTTCCTTGTAATCCACATCAAACTTCGACATATAATCAAGACATTCCAGCGTAATTGTTGTCCCATTATAGCTAGGGTCATCAACAATTAAAACGCCTTTTCTTATTTTCTCGATTTTCCCACTATCTAATTTCAATCCAAGATGCACGGTGATAACAGCGCCGTCAAAATCATACTCCGAAAACTTATCATAAATATTGTTCAGCGTTACTGTCAGTTTATTTATGATGCAACTTCCAACCGTGAATTGATTGCTCGCTGTCACTCCATCAGAAATTTTCAGTCCGTTTTCCCATAAGTCAGAGTTATCTAATGTTTCTATCTTCGTTCCATCTTTCAGCGTAATATCAAGATATGTAAGAAAATTTCTTTTATCTGATTCCATTTTTTGTTTGAATTCATTTGAAACATTAATCATTGCACTACCTCTCTATCAAATCAAAAGATACACTTTCATATCTTTTGTTTCCTATCGTCCATATTTTCACAGGGGCTGACCTGTCTCCCACATAGAAAGTTCTCGTTTCATTTGCCCCACTCATTGCATCCGGATAAGTAACTTTTATATACTCCGGATTGAATGCTTTCAAAACTTTTGATGTTTCTTCTTGTGTTAGTCCTTTCCATGAAAGAGAAATCTTTCTTTTCTGTCCAACTCTGTTTTTGTGCATAACCGTATCCTGCGTTCGTCCTGCTGCACTATCAGATATATCTTGCAACCCCCAACTAAAAGAGGATGGCGATTTTACCGCCACCCCATCTACTGAAATCATCGACATTTTATCACCTCTTGCTATACAGGTATCACTACACTGTATCTTCTATCTGTCTTTTCTTTGCCCTTTTTTACCGTTTGATACAATGTTTCAGAATCACAAACAATTGTCACCTCTACTGTAGGCGAACTCGAAGTATCTCCTCCGAATGCCATAACAACATCTGTGAAAGCCCCAGCAACAGCACTTTGAACACCTGCTGCAATACCAGATACAATTTGATTGTTATTCGCTACAACATTTCGATTTCCCATACGTCCTACAAGCTCCGGTCCACTTTCTCTCGCAACAAACATTTCTCCTGTGCTTGGAAATCCTCCTTTTTCATACCATTCGACTCCAATTTTAGGGATCGGGGTAGATATACCTGCAATTTCCACATTTCCAGTCTTCTTAAAATGTGGCGTTGGAATATCAATCGATAAGAATCCATCTATGAATGACTTAATTGTATCTTTCCCTATATCCCATAGACTTCCAATTGCATCTTTAATTTTCTGCGGCAGTTCTGCGCACCATTTGAAAACATCTACAATCTTATCTTCCAATCCCTGTAATAAGCCTTGTACAATATAATTTCCTTGTTCTTGCATCACTTTCGACGGAGAATGTATTCCAAATGCTTTTTTAAACCCGTTTACGAATGGATCAAAAATATTTTCTTTAATCCATGTCCCAATTGATGCCATTGCATCCCAAATTCCTTTTAGAAGCCCCTCTATCGTAAATTGCCCATCTTCATACGCCGTTTCTTTCCACCAATCAACAACAGATGTCCAAGCATCTTCAATTAATCCGTACAAGAACGCCGCAAGACCTCCAAGCGCTGCTCCAATTCCTTCGAATACTCTCTGTGTAATTCCCGACCAATCAATCGTTCCTATGAAGTCTGCGATTTTCCTTCCAAGTTCTGCCCAATCTGTATTTTCAAAAAATTCTATAATTGCATCAAGAATCCCTTTTATTCCATCAGATAATCCTTCTGCAGCCTTTGTCCATTCGATTTCTCTTATACTTCCATTTAAAAAATCCGAAATCGCTCTTCCAAATTTTTTCCATTCAAAAGTCGTCACAAATTCATATGCAAAATCAATTACGGTATTGATTCCGTTTGCAAATGTACTTCCTACCAACTCCCAATCAGTAGTCGAGATGAATCCATTCAGGAACGTTGCAATGCTTTTTGCTATTTTTGATGCAGTTTCTCGTATTTTTCCCCAAGGAATACTGTTTAATGCAGCATTTAGTTTTTCTCCTACAATAGACCCGATTTCTGTAAAATCTGCCGTTTTCCACGCTTCTTTGATTCGTTCTGCAATACTTTTAAATTTGCTATCAACTTCTACCGTTTCAAACATTTCTCCTGGAGAAATACCACCATCAAGTTTCCCTGAATTTTCTTTCGAATTATCATCCAGCTTATTCAGCTGATCGAATCCAAGCACCGATCTCTTTGCTTCTTCTCCTGCCTTTTTCGCTGTCTGTGCCGTATCTTTTAATGACTCTGCGTAATTTTGCTGAACCTTTTTTGCCTTTACAAATGTTCCTTTTCCCGTCAATGCAGCCATCAATTGGCCAACTGCATTTGCTACAGAGATAATCTTTTGTATAAATGTGTTTAATATCGGAGCTACGACATCTAGTATTGGTGCAAATGCTGCTGCCAAACTATTTTTCAATTGTGTCAAACTAGACATCAGCATCGAAATACTATTGTTTGTACTGTCGCTATATTGCGCAAGGTTTTTAAACCCTTCCTTCATTCCATTTAAAGCGCCATATATAACAAAGCTTGCAAACATGTACTTCGCAGTCATTCCCAATGTTCTTAATGCGCCGCCTAATCCTCTTGACGCATTCGACATTCCATCCATTGATTTTTTGCTTTTCCCAAGAATCGGAATTCCTGTTTTAAACTTTTGAATCAACTCACCAAATGCACCGGATGTCTTTCGTATTACCGGCGTAATCTTTTTGAATGTAGAAAATAGTCCCCCGAATGACTTTAATGCCATTCTTGCCGTTTTACTAACAACCGGTATATTTCCAAAAGCATTTCCTATACTTTCTTTCATTCGTTTTGCCGTTGCAACTGCAGACCCGCCGACATTCCCAATTGCACTTCCTGTATTGTAACGCACGTCTTTACCAAGTCCCTGCATTCTCAATCTATTAGCACTATAGCTTTCCTGTGCTTTTTTCGCCTTTTCGATTTCCTGCGTCAGCTTCTTATATTCTTCACTGCTTTTCTTAATGCCTGTCGCATCCATATCTCTTTGCTTTTCCTGCAGTCTTTTCAGCACTCGTTCTGTTCTTTCTATGTCTTCTGCATTTTGCTTGTATTCATCTGTCTCTACCTTGATTCCTGCTGCTATTTGCGCCTGTTTTACATAACTTTTTACACCATCAGAAATTCTCCCAAAAAAAGTTAGACTTTTCATATCTTTTGCCATGCTTTTAAGCATATTTTTCATGTTCTGAAATTCCTTCATTCCAGAATCACTAGCTGAATTCGAAGTTGCTTTTTTCACTTGGTTCATTTCCTTTTTTACTGCGTCAGCCAACGATTTTGCTTCCGTCTTTGCCTTCTTGCTTTCATCCGCAAAAGGCTTCGAGTCTCCTTCTATTACAACACGCATTTTTTCTAATTCAATACTCATTTCTCACCTCCTCACCGCACGAATAGGTGTAACTATTCTTCATATCCCATTCTTTTATTGTATTCCATTGCATATTGTGCTCTTCTTTTCTTATACTCTTCGAATCGTTTTTCCTCGTTTCTGTTTTTATATTCTTCCTTTTCTTTTTCAAACAGCTCCGGGAAAGCGTCCCACTCTCTTACGACCTCTTTCTGTTTATCATCAATGAGTGTAATCATTCTGTCTATTATTAAATCTGCAAGAAGAAATTGCATAGATATCTTTTCCTTGATTTTCTCTTTCTTTTTGCGATTATAAGCATATATCATGTCGTTGACTTCCTTGATTGAACTTCCCCAGAAAGTTTCTGCCGGAACATCGCACTCCAATGCATTGTAATACATTTCCGTTATATATTCAGATGTTAGATTTCTTCTGCATCCTCCATCTTTTCCTGAATCTCTTCCATCTGATTTTGCGTAAAAAAACCAGATACAGACAATATCGGCATTATAACGCTCGATAATAGTTTGATCTGGCTTCCACCATTTTCTACATATTCATCATATAGATTTTGAACCTTTTTAAAATCTATCTTGTGATGATACTTTTGCGCAGCCGCTTGGATTATCGTTAACATAATCGCCAGCGGCGGAATATCATCAGATGTGATCACTTGCAATAAATTCCTTCTGTATTTGTCTTCTAATTTACAGATCGCGCTTGTTGTTAATTTTAAGTGCAGTTCCTTACCTTCCGCAATCTCCCAAATTGAGTATGGCTTTCTTACTTCTTTTTTCTCTTCGATGTCTTCTGTCTTCTCTTCTTCACTCTCTTTTACTTCATCAAATCCCGATAAACTTTCCATGCTTCATTTCTCCTTTTTATTTTTTTGTTTCTCTTGATATCTCTGGATCTGTAATCTTTAACCCGGATTGCAGAGACATTGATACATTCAAATCAATCACTCCATTTACTCCTCCACCCGTTCTTTTTAACGCTACCTGAGCATTAAATTCAGTTATAGTTCCATCTTTAAGTGTTTCCTTGAAACTTAAAATCTCTTTGTTTTTTTCAGCATCTCTTAACAGCCGATATGGAGATTCTGCATCTGTATTATAATACTTAAACACATACGTCATATCTCCTGCATCCCCGACTCCGTTTTCGTATTGTTTTACTTCATCTTCTAGGGTTGTATTCTCAATCTTTTCTGGTTCTACTCCCATTTCTGGAATTTCCTTTAATCCCTTGAGCTTTTTAAAGCTTTCTTCATCTTTCTTTTTAAACTCCAACTTTGCTCCATTTGCTAACATTCTTCATCATCCTCCTTTTTAACGTCCCCCGTTCCAATACACCATCTCTGTATCAGTATCAATAATTCCTTCATATCGCATTTGTTTATGCCTCATTCCTGAAGGCTCTGAAACATCAGAACATCCTGTTCTCACAAGACCCAATTCTGAAATCTTTTCATTAACCTTCAATGCAATTTCCGAAATACTCTTGTTGTCCCAAATATCAATTCGAAAACGGACATAACTTTTTTCTTCTCGGTCTGTCTTCTCATATACAGAATTATCCTCCTCTACATACTGGATCGCCGGCAAACTCATCCAATTGCTTGGATACACATCTGTTACATTGTCATTTACTTCTAACAGTTTAGAATAAACCTTATCTTTTATATTAATCATAACGTATCTCTCACACCTTTCATTACCCCTGTTCGGATTAGATTTTCAATCTTGTCCTTATTGTTTGCAAGTGCTGGATATAAAAATGGTTGTGCTGGTTGTCCTGTGCACTGATAAAACTTCCCATCTTTTGTATCAACAGAAAACCACTGATATTTTTCCGCCAATTCTTTGTCAATTTGGCTTTCATGTATCCACCACGGACTCATCGTATAAAATGGAGTTATATTCGGAGATATTCCTGTGTGATTTCCAGCCCCTTTAGGACCTGTCCCAAGTTCCACATATGGAGCATACTTTTCATTTATGTAAACAGTACCTCTTACAATGCCATCATTTTCCTCTGTCTTCGTGAAAATCCTATTTTGTAAGTTTCCCGTCTCCGTTGGTGCTAATGCTTTTGCATTTCCTTGAACCATTTTTCCTGCGTTTACAATACCTCTTACAAGATTCTCTCTTACCGATTTTGCAGAATCATCCAATTGCCTGCACAATTTATCCGTACCACTGATGGTCAAAGTTTTTCTACCTCCATATAAAGCGGGCGATATGGCTTTATGGAAATAATCTTATAATCTGGTTCATTATCTTTCCCTGAATATAAACAAATTCCATCACCTTCGCATAACGAAAATTCGCGAAATTTATAGATTGTCTTTCCATTTTTATATAAGATTTTGTATTCTCCATCAATTTTACAATTTTGGATATAATTCAGTCTGTTTCCATATTGTTCTGTTTGTAATTTCCCTGAAGCCGGCCATACTTCGACCATCATTTTTTTGGCATCATTGTAGGTAACTACAGGACTTCCTTCTCCGTCTTTCTCAACAACTTTATTTTTTAGATAAATCTGTTGCATCCTGCTTCTTCTCATGCGCATTTCCACCACACCTCGCTAATCTATATCGCTTCAAGATATCATAGATATGTTTTGGGGCAGAATCAAAGCTATAGCTTTCTCCCGCTTCACTTCTTCCCGTTTCTCCTTCTGTCCCCATTCGATTATATGCCATCAAAGCCAAATCTCTTTTTGGCTTTTCAAGAAATGGTATCATATTCGTTCTGTTTGTATATGCCAAAACAAATTCTTCTGCATCTTCCAGAAGAGTTATCAGCAAATCTGTATCACTCTCTCCTGTTAATGTCATCAACCTTACAATGTTTTTTTCACTTTGCATTAAGCATCACCTTCTAAAATCTTTAGCAATTCCTCTTTCTTCAACGCTTCACATCCATGAATCCCCTTTACTTTTGCAATTACACGCAGATCTTCCACCTTCATCTTTGCAAAATCCTTTTCCTCTTTTGTATCGTCACTTAAATTATCATTTTCCTCTTCGATTTGAATGATTTTTTTGATTTTCCCTTCATCTTCATTCACGATGTAAGCCTCCGGCTCTTTCTTTGCCAATTTAATCACATCTTCATTTAGACATTCCGTCAATACTTTATTCTCTTTGTGATAAATAAACGCCATTCTCTTTTCTCCTCTTCTTATTTCGAATTTGCCGTCAATACTGCAATACATTTACTTTGGAATACTTTTGCCCCATATACATGCAGTCCCTTTACTGCATCAGAAAATCTCTTTTCCGGTCTATATGCTTCTGTTTCCAAAATTTGTTCCGCGTATGATCCAGCTTCATTCGTCCCACCAATGATCTTATATTTTGCCTTTTCTACATTCGGCACATTGTTGGATACATAAATTGTAAACCCTGCTGCCTGTCCAACTTCTCCGCCTTCCAAAATGGCTTTATTGTAATCTGTTCCATTTCCGACAAATCGTTTGTCTTTCAGTAAAAGACCGTGGAACCAAGCAGGAATTACCGCCCATCTTCCAACTGTTGTTACGTTTGCTTCTGTGAGCTTTGTTCCTAAGTCAACTAAATAATCATACGCATTATCCACCGTTATAACGATTGGAGATTCATCTGTTCCGATTTGATTATCTCCATGCACATTTACCGCGAGAAGATTTGCCGCAAATTGATCTACTACATCGTTCATCGCATATGCTGCGCGTTGCATAGCTGTATCCATGAGTTTTGGGTTTGTCTGCGCATTGTCTACATCATCGACTGCTATATTAAAATATTTCGCCTGATCAATCGTAAGCATCTGCTGTTCTCCGTTCAGATCTTCAGGTGGATCAATATCTTGTCCTTTTTTGTAATCTTTTACTGTTACATCTCCAATTTGATTTACTTTTACCGTATCTCCGTAATTTTTAATTTCACCTTCGTAATCTCTGTTTAATAAATTCAAATAAACATGTCTCTTGTCTAAATGTGCTAAAAGTCGTGCACTCCATATTGTTGGGATAAAATTTTTTACTGACATATTGAATTACCTCTCTTTCTTATTTCCACTCTTTCATTGATTTGTTAATAGATTCCCAATTCTTATTGATTTCTTCTGTAGTCATCTCAGAAACCTGTTCTTTTGTGAATGATGCACTTCCAGGTGCTTTTTTTAGTGGTTTCCCGCCCTTTAATCGTTCCTCCACTGCTGCTTCCACTGCGCTTTGAAACGCCTTTTCTACAACTTCAATCGACTTACTACACGCATCAGCATCTGAATAATCTAAAACTTCTGCAAGACTTGTAGGAAGTTTCTTCTCTGACAATGTGTTTTTAGCTTCTGCCATCAATTCTTTCTTTGTGACTGCTGCTTCTCTCTCAGAAATCTCTTTTTCCTTTTTCTGCTGCAAATACTGTTCTTTTTGTTCTTTTGTCATACGCGCAAGCTTTTCTGCCTCCGAAAGCTTATCATCAGTCAAACTTTCCCATTTCTTTTGAGCCTCTGAAACCGCTGTTTCTACTGCTTTTTTCATTCTTTTTTCAAATTCTTCTTTATTTCCGTCTTTTTCAATGAAATCATCAAACGACTGACTGTCCGTATTTTCCTCCATTCCGCCTGTCTCTCCTCCATCGCTTTCTACATCGTCCGAAAAAAATTGTAGCACTAACGGAAATCGTCTCTTTTCATTTTGCATAATTTAAACTCCTTTCTACTGTTTTTACTATTTAACGGATAGCTCCGAGATATTTCGATCACCTCCCAACCTAATTTATTTCATAAAAAGCGAAGAACACCTACCATTTTCTGATAGATGTTCTTCGCTTTTACATTCCTAATATTTCAAATTCCTGCCAAATATCCTTTAATAATTTTTGATTTACCTTATGGTTATTCACCATATCTTCTGCATTATCATAATATGTCCCTTCTCCATCCGGGCATTCTGCAATGAATGGTGTTCCATCTGTTGATATATTATACCGAATTCCATATAGCCTGAATTCTATATCAAGCCCCATATCAATTGCATCCGTTAATTCTTTTAAACTCTCAAGCCTGTCACCCAACCTTATCACCCTTTCTGTAAAATATCAGCATTTGCTATTTTATCACCCAATCTCAAAGACATATCATGCACCTCATCTCTCTTTACGCTAGAATCGTTCAATTCTTTCCATCCATGTCTATGTGGCACAACTGGATGTTTTACCGCATTCCCATGATCCGTTAAGTCGATATCTAGTCTTGGCTTTCCTGTCTTTCCGTAATATCTTCTTTGAATGATTTTTCCATTTTCATATTTATCAAATACGCTGTTCGGCGCATTTTCAAATGGTACTTTATGAACTTCCCCAGAACTAATGTTTCCTTGACATTTTTTCTGCCAATTCACATCTTTGTATGCTTCTTTTATCTCCTGCCAAGTTTCATTTTTATTATACTTCATATCTTGAAACTTAGCAAAAGATTCTAAATCTTTTTGATTCCCCAAAACTTCTTTATAAGATTTATATTGTTTTTTATCCGCCGACTCACCCTTTACCTTTTTCTCTATAGTCTTTGCAACCATTTTGTCGCTCACATATTTGTTATACCACTCATTCCACGTCATATTCGCTGGTATAAAAATGTTTTCTCCTGTCTCCGGATCTCTCGCACGTGCCTTCATGGTTTTTAATATTTCTTCTGATATGTAAGCAATTGTAGTAGATCTGCAAAACGGGTGCATAGGTGGATAATTTCTTCCCACTAAAGCATCTTCTACCTTTATCCGCATCTTGTCCATATTTCTACATATCACAGAAGTTCTAAGATCTAGCGTTGCAACAAATATGTATTCCTGTATTCCACATTCCTTGTATGACTCCAGCTCAAGTTGCCCAACGATATAGGCGCTTTCGGTTCTTACCAACCTTCTTGCTTGATAGTTTCCTACTAAGAATCTATTTTCTATTTCTTTTACAACATCTCTTAGTGGTTTTCCGGTCATTAATGAAACGGTTAACTGTTCTTTTATATCCTTGGCAAGCGCATCTGTATTATTCCAAATGCGACTCGAATAGTTCTCTCCTGACCACTTTTCGTTTAATGCTTTCTCTATCTGATTCCCATTGACGCCTGCAAACTGAAATTCCATCCCCATATTTTTCTGAATATCGAATATCGACTTATAATACGCTTCTATCCCTACATTCGTATAAAAATCCGTTGCAATTAGCTTTTCCTGTTCGTACACCGATTTCATCATTAAATCAATTTCATCCTGTAATTGTTTTAATCTACTAATACGGAACTGATATGCAGGTGCTTCTAGCCTTGCAAGAAGATTTTTTTTCTTTTTATCGTCTTTTTCTGTTTCAAGTAATCTTTTTAATTCTTCTATATCTTCTTTATCTTTCATTCTCGATAAAAGGACTATCGCTTCCTTCTCTGTTAATTCATGCTTATCTGCATACTTCTCAAAGATGTCTTCTGCCTTGTATGTTAAATACCGGCTAGCCTTTACATAAATATCAGCAATCTGTTCTGCAGTTTTTTCAGCTTCTTCCATGTATTCGAATATTCTTTGATTCTTTCTCTTTTCCCAATATGAAAGTTCTTTTTTATTCATCCTCATCAACTTCTTCCATCTCGTCTGGAGGCATATTCTCGTTTACCGTAAATACTTTTCTTTGTAGTTCTGCATTTTCTTCTTTCTCTTGCTTTAAACTTTCAATCTCATTGTCCGGATCTTCCACGAACGGCAATAATCTAATAAGTGTTTTAGAGCTTACTTTTCCATCCAGGTTTGCAATCATCTGTGCTATTTCAACCAGATTCTTTGGCAGCGCTCTGCTGAATGTAGGAATAATAGAGTCTGCTTCTAAGGCAACTGCTTTTAAGTTCAAAAAATTGCAAAATAAACGTATCCGTTTTCTCAGCCCTTTTCTGTAATATCGCTCTTTAATCTTAGTTACCATCTCTAATCCAAGCAGCTTATATTCCATTGCGACACCCGATGTATTACCACTGAAATTCTCATCGGTCAGATTCGGAATGTGGCTAAATGTATAAATATCTTCCTTGATAGCTTTTCTCAGAGTTTCTGCTCCAGTCTCATCCAACTGTCTTGTAAGATATTCCGCTCTAGAATCTTCATCCATTTCCAATAATTTATCACTCTTTAGTTTCTTGTGTGCTTCTTTGGTTTCTTCCTCTGTATCGCCCAATATCGAGCCATAAACAACAAGTATCGCATCAATAAACTGCTCCTTATCATTGACGCGATCTGCCATGAGCATATTATATGCATCAATTAGTCCGATTTGCTGCTCAAAATCACCAATATTGAACTTGTTATTTTTATATTCTGTAATCGGACATTCTCCTAAATTATGAGAATCTGGTACCTCATCCATACTTAGCTCTTGCGATTCGCTATAGTCTGTGGATAGATTGAAATTATAAGTCAAATTCTCTGTGCATACGGTTGCAATATATTTTTCCTCACTCGTTGCAGAGTTCTTTTTAATGTAATAGTACACACCAAACAGTTCCTTTTGCTCAATCGAATCATCATAGACAAGAAAAGTATTCTCTGACTCTAGATTTCTTGTCATTAATTCTGCCTTTCCTTCTGCCGCATATGTATAATCATAAGCCACACCATAAATAGACTGCATCAAAGCATTGTCGTTATCCGTATCATCTACCTCTGCCACATCAAACGCTTGTATCAATGTGTCTATGCTATTTTTCCCTGTATTCTCATAAGTTATCGGATTCCCCATGAAATATCCTGATGCCGTATCTGTAATATCTTTCGCATGATTGCATACAGTCTTTGCGTTCGGAGCATCTTTTTCTCTTTTCTTACTCAATATTGCATGCTTTCCATCGTAATACTCTTTATTCTTCTTTAACTGCGGAAGTACATATTTTCGATGTTTGTTGATTAGCTGTACAATCAATCTTTTATCAAGATTAGTTTCATCGTATTTGTCCTGCGGATAAGTTAAATTACAAAGCATAGTTTCTCCTTTCTACTGAAATCCCAGTTTTTGTTTATTTTTAACTCTTACTTTTTTATTATTTAAAATCGTATAACAAAAATATCTCACAGCATCCATCGCGTGATCCATTGTTTTTATAGGCTTATCTTCTCCTCGTTCTGCTGCTTTCTTATCCCATGCATAAGATGCAAATTCTTTTCGCGTATTAACACATGATTCAGAGAAAATTATCGCTTCTTGGTTCAAAAGCATCCCAACTACACGAATACCATCTTCCACATCATTTTTCGCTTTAATAACCGTGAATCCAGCTTTTCTAAGTGCTGCTATAAAAGATGCAGCTGATGGATCCACTATCACCGCTTTTATCTCTGTGCCATCAAGAAATTTTTTAAAATCTTCAACGTATTGATCATCTGTCTTCTGTTCTTCTTTTTCTCTTCCAGAATAATAATACTCTCGAATGCAGTACCACTTTCCGTCAATTCCTTTGTTCCATAAAAGAAAAACTGTTGCATTCTGCGTACCATAGTCGACACTTACATATCTTCCGGAATTAACTAAATTTCTGAAAAAGCTTAATATGTTGCGAACATGCTTTTCTCCCGAAAACATATCGTAAATAATTCCTTCAGCAACCGCCCACAGTCCACATATATAGCGTTGATAAAACACTCCTGTATACATGGAACGGTATCGTTCTTTTACTTTTTCAGAGAGGCTCAGGTTATCATCCATTGTAAAATGTATATACAGCAAATTTTTCAAGACAACATTCTGTTTTTTCAGTTCCCCTGCTTTCTTTTTCCCTAAAAATCCAACACTCTTGTCAATCCAATTTACTTTAAACCAATGGTATGGTCCATCCGGATTACAGTTAAACCAAAACTTAGATCCATCTACCGAGCACCTTCCTGTAGCTTGATTGACAAAACTTTCAGGCATAAGTGCAACTTCATCAAAGAAACAACCTGCTAGAGTGATACCTTGTATCAAATCTTGTGACCGTTCATCTTTTCCACCAAATATATAAAAATAGTTTTCTATACCATTTCGAGATACTACAATTAAGTTATCCGATCTATGATCCGTTACTGCATATCCCCTGCTTTTAAGCATCAACTTTAGCCAGAATAACACGTTTCGTCTAAAAGAGCCTATTGTCTTTCCGCACATGCCAAAATTCTGCCCTGAAAACGTTGCCATAGCCCACATCACATAGGACAATGACATGCTTACCGTTTTCCCCGATCTGATCGCTCCATCCGCTATGATTCCATCCCATTCACATACTGGTGATGTGGAAATCCACCATGTTAGTACTTGTTTTTGCTTTTTAGAAAATGGTTCAAACTTAAATATTTGTTTCGTTGACGCTTTCCTTCTATTTTTCATTTCGGATATTGTCCGTTTTAATGATTGTATCTTATCCATCTTCATCACTCCAAACATCTTCCACAGCTTTATTCATCACCTCTATAAATCCATCATCTTCCTTAACATCAGTCTGTCCATTTTGTTTCAATAACTCTAACTCAAATTTCATTGTTTCCAGTTCCAAATGTGCATCGTCATATCCAAATTTGTGTAAAGAATCAATTGCTTTTTGTTTTCGCGCTTGGACTCTCGTGATGGCATCTTCTATTATTTGTATCTGTGATAAAATCCCTTCGTATTCTTTCAGATTAGTCCATTCCCCTCTTTCATGTCCAGCTGCATACCTCGTCACCATCATTCCTGCTGGTATCTTCGCATCTCCACCCATATATTTCTCACATTCCGCTTCTTTCAATGATTGAATCCGTTTCAACATTCTATGCTCTCTGACTGTCAAGAGCTGTATTTCCTGTAGTAAAAGCTTTTCTTTATCGTGTGGAATTGTTTCTAATAGTTCTTTTTCTTCTTGATTTAATGTATCAAAAAAGAGAGTTTCAAACTCTCCTGTTTTTAACGCATTTTTGTTGTGTCTCGGGGCTGCTCCTCCTTTGTTCCCTACTGCATTTTTATTTCCTAGTTGACCACCTTTTTGATTAGTAACGTTACTATTAGCATTTGGTAACGTTACTTTATCCCATCTATCTTGATTTTTCCACTTTCTGACTTGTTCTTCCGACACGTTTAATTCTTCCGCAATGTCTTTAAGAAGGCGTGTTCTTCCACTTTCAATCCATAGGTCTTTCGCCTTATCTCTATTCGGACTTCTCGGTCTCGCCAAGCCTCACCACCTCTCATTCGTGTTTGTTTTTTAATTTTCTATCTCTGGATACAACAGGAATCGAACCTGTGACATATTCACTACGAGTGAAGTGCTCTACCACTGAGCTATGTATCCATATTTGGGTATTAGAAAAGACGCCCTAATGGACGCCTTACATTTGTCTCATCTTCACATCAACTGCCTCTTTCCTGACATTGTGATGCTGGTTCTGATTCTCCGGCTTTACCTTCTCAGTAATGCTGTTGAATTCTTCATTGCTTTTCTTTCTGTTTAACTTCTCTTGATCCTTCTTATCCATTTCCTCACCTCGGATATAGTATGTGAGGAATGAGATGTTTTATGTATTGAAAAAGCACCCCGAAGGGTGCATATTTAATTGTTTGGTTCTTCATCTTTCTCTTTTTCTATAATTTCCATTACTCTTGTACCCGCGTGCATTTTGAAAAGCTGAAAAATGTTAAAAATAAAACTTTTTATCTCCCACATTATATAAAAAGCGAAAAAGAAATATAAATTTAACAATAGTATTGCTAAAGCATTGTTATATATTCTTCTTTCAAAACATACAAAATCATTTGGAACAGCTCCTAAGCACAATGACAAAAACAAATTCAAAAGTATAAAAAACAGGCACAGCATCATCAAATTTACAAACTCCTCATTAGTCTCTTGCAATTTGCTTTTGTCTTTACCATTTTTTTCAGTTTTGCTATTCAACATACGAATCAATAAGTCATCATTGACCAAAGCTTGAAAAAACACATATCCTGTAAATACAATTCCAAATATCGCCAATAATATAGCATTAATTTTTTCTACTGAATTTTCAAAAAGATCAATCGTATCTTCAGAATAGCCAATTAGCAATGCCGGAATCAATGCTACTAAGCAAATAAACAGGAATTTTTTAATCTCCTTTTTTGTGGGTTTTAAGCTCTCGAAAGATTCCAGCATTATTTGATCAGATGATTGAGGTTCAAGCATTTTTTGTAATAAATCAATGTCGATTTTTTTCATTCTCTCACCCTCCACATCCAATACTATTTTTTAATAAAACCTATTATTTTACTGCTGTTTCTAGAATATATTTCATTGTTATTTTCACTCACATATGTAATGCTTTCCAATTTTTTACCTTCTTCAATAATCTGTGATATTTCGTTTCTTAAATTCCCTTGTCGAATATCCAAATTCATACTCTCTGAAATTCTTTCATTTTTTATTCTTGTCTTTTTCTTCTTTCCGTCTTCAGTTCTATAGGTCACCTTGAATATCGGCTCTACAATCCCGTTAGATTTTTCAACTAAATCAATCACTTCTTCTATATTTCCAGGTGATTTTAAAATCAAATCTGTTTTCTTACAGCCCACTGCTCTTCTGACATCATTTGATATATCTCCTAATATCCCACCAAAATCAATATCTCCATTTAATGGATAAAATCTTAAGCACAGTTCATTAATTTTTTCCACTTCTTTTAATGATTCTACCAATTTTTTCCTCATTGGAATACCCACTACATTTAATATAGGTATCGGAAGTTCTTTTTTATTTTTTCCCTTTAAGCTCTGATTTTCCTCTTTAACAAATCTATTCAAAAAATCTTTCGCTGTTGCCTTAAAATTTTGAATTGTCGGACTTCCCTTTTGATTTTTAACAAATAGCATTCTATGATTCTTTAAATAAATCACAAATATCGAGAATGGTGCAGACGGGTATTTTTCATCCTTTTCAATTATATCCCAATTCTCATCCACATCAGATTTTACTTCTAAGACGGTTCTTTTAACTATTAAACCTGTTAAAACATATTCTCCATCTCTTGCTTCTTCTAAATTAATTTCCGTAAAAAAGAACTCAGAATCTCCTGCTTTTTTAATATACTTTGCAGTGAGTGCCGGCATAAAAATCGCATCAAAGTAATTTAGCAATGGTTCTTCACTTCCATTCTCGCCATAAAAAACCAAATTAAAGTTTGCAACCATACTACTTTTCATGTTCTCTTGTTTCATATTCTTTCCTCCACACACTTACATAAACAAAACCCTATAAACATAATACAAGATTTTTCATCATCATTCAACATGGTGTGACATTTATTTCACGTATGAAGTAAATCCATTATAGAACGTCTGTTCTTTTTTGTCTATTGACAAAATTCACAAAAAAGACACCTCACAATCTGCAAGATGTCTTTCTCGATATATAAGTGTGTTTTGGAAGAAAAGTCAAAAGTTAATTATAACTTTTCTAGAATAATTATAACATATCTAAAATGTTAATTGTGTTAATCTTTCAAGTATTCACTTGTTATTTGCGAAATTCTTCCTCTGCTATATCCGATGATGTCTGCAACCTCTCTCTGCTTCTTCCCATCCACGTACAGCAATTCAAAAATCTCTTTAATCTCCACATCCTCTATCCCGTCAAGAAACTCTTCCACCTCTTGAATCCCTGCTACTACCTGCAGGCGTTCCGCTTCTTTTTTCCTGATCTGCTTGTTTATTCGCTCCTGCTCATCCGGATCAGGTATCATCACAGATGTCCTAACTTCCGTATAGGGAAAATCTTTACTTGACCCACGAACCTTTCCCATCACTTCTCCTGCCGGCTCAGTCTCACAGAGTTCTGATATCCTCTCTTCTATACGCTTAAGTCTTGCTTTGTTCGGTCTGTACTTTTTCAGTTTTAACTTGTCCACCGGCACCACCTCCCTTAAGTCTTTCCTCATAAAAATCCGCCACACTACTATACTCTGCCAACTGTTTCCTCTCCTTGCGATGACTGCATGTTGTGTATGCTTTCCGCTGCATGTGCCACTTTGCGTTTTCACTCGGTCCTCGCTTTATAATATCATCAAAGGTCTTTTCTTCGTCCAGCTTTGCTTGTTTCCGTGTTCTTCCATAGCTCAATTTATCACCTCTTTCTGTCGGAGCACTTAAGACCGTGCTCCGCTGTCCTCTAAGTATCGTCATCTTCAAACCACCGTTCGATTTCTAGCTGCAATCTCTCATTTTCATTGACCGGAAGTCCTAACGGTTTCCAGTATTTTATGATTCCAGCCGTCGCAAAGCTTGGTTCCCATTCTTCTTCGCACCCAATGCTTTCTAATCTCCATCGTTCCGAAACATCTAAGAAATAATCGCTTTCTTTATGCAACCAGTCCGCTTTTCTGTATTGATATATTCCCGGAGATTGATTGCTATATCTATGAATAATTACGCATAATTGCTTATCTAACGGCAAAGTATTGCAATTCATCGAAAACCATCCATCATCCGGGATATTAAAATTCACAATGCTCATCTCACACCTCCTACTCCTCTTTCACAAATCTTTAAAACTTCGTTCACAAAATCTATGATTTTCAAACACAATATCATCATAAATCCTGTGTATAGTAATAATCAAACAAAGACATTTAGTTTTTTATATAGATTTTCTTTTTCATAATTAGCCGGTCATTGTACCGGCTTCTCCTCTGTTTGTAGTTTCTTGGCTTGTACGGTTCCGGAAGTGGACGCCATGCTATACATCTTGCTTTTGTACCACTTACATCGCCACTCCAGTGCCCATCATATTGCCATCCAATACCATGCGTTTGAAACATTCTGTTGTATTCTCCATACCGGAAATATTCGTACCATACTAATACTTTCTCTCCACCTTCCGGCAATCTCTCTTCCACTGGAATCCAATCATCGGCTGCTTCATCCATGTGAGAACGGATGATTTCTGCAATTATATCAAGTTCTTCTAAAGCTCCTTTATTCCTACATGCATCTGTGATAGTTCCTCTTCTCTTTTCGTATTTCACAAGACATTCTCGAAAATTCACTCTTTCCTCTATCTCTTTCAAAATCTTCTCTAGTACGTTCATCGTTATTACCTCCATTTATTTTGATATCCATTTACATTCGACACAGAAAAATCCAAAGCCATATTCTTCTAAATTTTCTTTTGCGTTTTTGTTTAAATGCTCGCACCTTTTTTGGGCTTTCCGTTCTGATGTCCATACCGAATCTATGTGATAACATTCGTCATTGTTGTTGCAAGGGCAAATAACTATATATACTATTTTCATCATTCCACCTCCAACAGCTCTGGATTATCGAAAATATCCTTTTCTCGTGCTTTAACTGTACTCCAATCACAATCGAGTTCTTTTGCTATTTTGTTAATGCTATATCCCTTATCTAGCAACTCTTTAACATCGCTGATTGAAACATCTTTTCTGTGGAAAGGTTGTCTCGTTCCTTTTCTTGCATGATTCATTTCTAAGAGTCTATCCATCATCTTTTGAGTAATCTTTTTACCTTTATTATGATTACTGTTATGAACAGAATTTAATACAACAGACAAATTATTTTTAGAAGCATTTAATCTGTTTTCATCAATGTGATGTACCGAAAATTCTGTGGGTATTTTAGAATCCAACCAATACATCATTAATAATCTATGAATATGTATTTTATCTTTTCCGATACTTACAGCAGGATATTTCCCATGCATATAAATATGTTTAACTGAAGTAACTGGTGAATCCGAGTACCATAAAATAGCATTTTCTAATTCTTTATAATCTACAATTGCTTCACAATCATTTACAAAGTTAATTTTCTTCTGTTTCTTTACCGTCATTTAAACCTCCATCAAAAATATTTCCAACCACTTCTACATCTTCCGGCTCAACGGATTCTCCAAAGAAATGATTGTACATCCAACCTTTCTTGCTTAATACCCAGCTTGCCTTAAAATGATGCCATGATACCATTAATTTTTCATTTTCGCCTATACGCAAAATATCATTCTCCCAAATCTTATTGCCGTTCTTATCGGTAAGTCCTGTGTACTGGCAGAGGGTGGTTGGGTCGACTTTATACCATCCTTCAAACCCTATATCATTTGAGTATTCTTCCGTATACATCCAAGACTCTTTTAACGGGATTATTATCACTTTGAAATCATCATCTACATCTTCTGATTGCACAAGATTCCCTTCCACCCATTCGCCGTTATCCAACCTCTTTGCTTTAAAAAGTATTTCTCGCATCTCTACTCACTCCAATCTAATCTTTCATTCCTAATCTTCTGCAAACAGTGTTATATCCACAATTTAGTTTTTCAGCAATTTGGTTGATTGTTAACCCTTTGTTCCTAAGAGAAATCACTGTTTCTTTTGTAACATCACTTCTCGAAATAATATGTCGCATCCTGTTTCCAAAATTTCTTTTATACTCTTCTGAAACATATTGAACTAAATTATGTTCTTTTGTATGTAACGAATTTTTAATTACTTGAAGATTAGAAATATTATTATTTAATTTATTTCCATCAATATGGTGAACGTGAATTTCTGAATCGAAATTAAATCCAACAATATATTTCCCAATTATTCTATGTACCGACACCTTGTCATGCTTTATTGAAATTCCAGCATATCCACGATAAAGATAAATTTTGTATTCGTCTTTGGGTGTGATATTTCTTCTACTACATTCTTCTTTTATTGCTTTTTCTAAAATTGAATAATCTACTATGCAGTTACATGCATTTTCAAATTTCATCTAAACCTCCGAAATCTAGTCTCTGTCCGCACTCGTCGCAAAACCTCATATAACTTCTAAGTATTCCTCCACATTTTGGACATTCCCCCACTCTGCATCCAATTGCTCCATTCACCCCGATGATAATCGGTTTCTTCGCCGTATCCCGTTCCTTCAGCTCCTGCACCTGCTTTAGCAGCTTTGCAGTCTGCGTCTTATCAAAATCATTAATCCGATTGTATTCATTCAAGATATCGCAGATAAACTTCCCAATTTTACATTCTGAACATATAATTTCTAAAGACTTTCCATCTGCCATGTGCGGATATCGGCACAGATTGTCACAGATATGCTCTGCAAATTCCGTTGTTATCTTATCCATCTTTGTCTCTTCATCAGTTTTTTCACCGTGATATTCTGTATATCTATCCATGTTTTTCCTCCACTTAATCAACAATCTCCGATTCCAATTCAACCAGTCTCACAGAATGAATGCACATCAACAGTTCTCTCATGTTAAAAAATTCTGCTTCTATCTGATCTCCAAAATCATCATAAAACAAGACACATAGCGTTCCATAACTATCAAATCGGAACCCTTTTTCTTCGTTTTCTGCAAGTTCTTCAAAGAGCTCTTCAATTTCATTCATCTCATCATAAAGACATACGGTATAAGGTCCATCTGTTCTAACTTCTGTTGTCACATATCGTTTAAGCCCCTCTTCTGCAACTAGCAAAATTTCATACATATATCTATACCTTACATTCATGCAACTGGATAATACTTCTGAGCACGTCAAACAACTCTGTGTTCTTATTTTCTTGGTCTTTTATAAAAACGACTCTACTTTTCCATCATCATAAACTCTTCCAACTGATTCCCCGTATGAATGTCCATACCATTCATTTCTTGTATCTAATGTTCCATTTTTCTTTATTGGAATTTCTTTCGGTAATTCTTCTACCAGTTCAATTTTATATTCATAACTCATGCTTTCTTCCTCCTAAAATTCAAATTTCACTTTCGGCGCTTTCACGAACGTTACACCGCACTCTTTTTGATTCTCCAGTTCTATTCTCCGTATCGCTTTCTGTATGGCGTTGTCCTTGTCTTTTACGTAAACATATCCATCCGGTGCATACAGACTTTTGACTCTTCCGTTTATCCTGTCCAAAATCGTCTGATATGCCATGTGGTTCTTGCGTCCCGCTTCTCTCGCAGATTTATAAAAATCAATGATTTCTCCGTTGTTATCAATCTTCACAACCGGGAACTCACTACCATTCCACGTACCTGTCATCTTTCCGAGTTCCAAACGAGTGGTGATTCCGATATTGTTCAGTGCATCGTCCGTCAGAATCCCATTCTTGTGATACGTCACATAACCTTGTTTCAGTTCTCCGATGAACGTGATCTGCATGAGTTTCATCACAACAACCTCTTTGCAATTCAACTTCACTGCTCGTCTTCCGTTGGAGCTCTTAGTGTACGGATGCAGGTCTTTGTATCTGCCATTCTTCAAAGCACGTCTGATATTGCCGAAGTAATTGATCTGATACTTTCCGCCGTATCCTGGTATGTCATACCAAGCATTCGGGTTTATCTGCTTGATTCTCAATTAAATTCCTCTTTTCTTCAATCGCTTTGTTGTCAACCTCCAATAAAGCAGCCTCCAACTTGTCGAAATCGTATCCCCTTGGCAAGAAATTGTTAAATCGATTTCTGTGCTCTGTACCTGCTCTCAATTCTGCAATTGTCGGCGCGAACTTATTCGCCTTGATGTGGTTTTCAAGCGTTCTCGAAACATCTTCATAGCTTGCATCCTTTAACATCTCATACCACAGATCAAATACTGCTTGGCTGTCAATCGGAGTATTTGTATATGCTGCCCTTATGGCTTTGACAATGTTCTTAAACTCTTCCCTTGTCACCAGTTATCCACCTCGCTTACTCGGTCGCGAATCCTCGTCTGAACTATTCCGTTTGCATGCGCCTTGTCGTCATAATTTCCATCCAGTACCTTTGCCATATTACCGTCCATGATCAGCCAGTCGAATGTAGCGGACCAGTTCCGGTTGTTCTGCCCTTTCAAGAAACTGCTCCCCTCTGCCTTTTTAAACAACATCTGAAAATCACTCAAGGTATAGCCTGTATTCATCCTTGCACGGACAGCCTTTTTCCGCCTCTCAGACATGGTCTTCAATGTCGGGTAAGATACACAGATGCTGTTGTACAAGTCGGAAATCGCCGCAAAGTCGATTTTTTCTTTAGATACGTTAGTATCTTTCTTTTTATTTTTAGTTTCTGTTTTATATTTATCTATGTCTACGGTTTCTGCTACTTGTTTTACTACCGCTTCTACTTCGCTTTTTACTACCGTTTCTACTTCGCTTTTTACTACGTTTTTGAAAGTGAAAGGTATTAATCTGTATTTGTTCGGGCTTCCTTTTTTGCCCTTTTGGTATTCGATTAAACCAGCTTTTAGGAGATCGTCTCGCACCTTTATAAAGGTTGCCTCACGACTCATTTGCATGGCTGCCATCAATCTCAGGTTATCTACTGTAACCCACTCAGGCCAGTTACACTTATTAGCCTGGTACATTAATCTGTACCACAGGAGTTGGGCGTCTCTGGTCAAGTAGTTATTTTCGAGCCATCGTTCGAAGGCGATAATCTCAGCTAAGTAATTCAAGCCATCACCTACTTCTTATAAATTTTCATAAAATCATCTAATGTCATTGTTACCTTCCACTTTTCACCATTTTTTCTGTGCATTACAACAGGTATTTCTCCATCTTTACTGTCTGAAATCGACTGCTGCATTGCTTTTTCAATATTAAGCGCTTCTACCCGCTTGCACTCAATATGTATTCCTGGTATTCCTACAACGTCTGCATCTCCATTAGAACCGCAGTATTGCTGTCCTCTTCGCGCTTCATAGCCATATTCCCTGAGTTTCTTTGCGAGTTCACGTTCTCCAGATGCTCCTTTTCTTCTGCTATTTGTCATTCCGGTTCTTCCTCATTTCCTGTGCATACCATATTTCAAGGCGTTTCATTTCGAATGCAACATTCATACACGCCTGCTTACTTTTTAACTTATCTATTCTAGACTTGTTCTGTCTCATATATATTTTATACTCTGCTTCATCTATCTCATTTCCCGGAATCGGTCTGTAATACCCGTTCTTTCCGGAAATAATACAGTCACCGTTATGATTTGCATGTTCAATCAATGCTCGCAGTTTTCTGTCAACATTCAGATCATCTGGTCTCCCTACCGCGTTTCGATGTCCATCACCAATTCTGTTAAATATCATTTCTGCAAAACTCATTGCATCACCCCTTTCTCCTCCCACTCAGCATTGTGTAGCAGGAGGTATTTGGCTTACGTTTTGTGATATACTATTCTGCCATGAACGGTTTACGAGTTACTCTATAGCAAAGGATTTTCCCTTACTAACTTCTGTAAAAAAATTCTTGCCGGAACTGTTCTTCTGTTCCGTAGTGTTCCAAATAATACGCTTTGCAGCGTTTCTTTAAATCCTTATCTATCTTTCCTGCATCTTTCCCTCTATGTACTCCATTTGGATGCAAATCCGGTCTTAACGGAGCAATAAAACCATAATCTTCGCACAAATCTCTCTCGTTTGACGTGTGCGAGAAAATATGATGTCTTTCCACCCCGTACTGACCGGTATACATACAGTGATCCATATCGTCTGTAAAAATGCTCCATAGCCTTTTAGCCAAAATCCACACCGTACCTTTCTTTCAAAATTCTCTTTTCGTCCGGTGATGCAATATCGGCATCCGGCATACCTGCATCTTTGCAACACTGCACTAATCCATCAATCAATCTAGCCATTTCTTCTGTGTTGTACGTGTGCGACCCTCTTAGCAATTTGTATGTCCGGTACATAATACCGTCATTTCCCTCTCGGACTTGCGAAGTCGCTTGTAGGTGGTAGTCTGTTGCGTTCTTGACCTTTTTCTCTGCCTCTTCCGTATCCGGAATCGTGATGTATACTGCTTTATTTCCGAACAGCTCAACTTGTCCATATCCGCAAAGTAACATATTATGCGCTTCCGGATTTGATAAGCCTATCTTTTTTGCTAATTTGGTAAGCAGTACCCAGTAGTATGCATTTGCATCAAGACTTCTCTTGCGCCTGTATGGCTTTATTTCAAGGCTTAACTTCTCGTAGTCCTTAAGTTCTTCGTATGCCTGCCGAAAATCCTCGACAGGCTCAAATAGCAATATTGGCTTTCCAGTTGCAAAATCAATTATTGGCTGTTTCAA